CTAAAGCACCAGCAAGAGTATTATTTAAACCCATTTGAATATTGGTTGTAGTACCCTGTAATTGTTCTATTGATCCTTTTGCTGTAAATGTAGGTATTTTTGGCATTATGTATTTTTCATCCCATATAATAGTGAGCCTGTTCGTGCTACAGTATTTATTTGTGCTAGTTTAGATTCTTGTCTAGCCATTTGACCTCTAATTGTTGCAAAGTTTGCTTCTTCCATTTTATTGTTTGCAGCAACTTGTGAATTATATCTAATTAAATTTTCTTGTAACTTTGCTTCATAAGCATTTGAAAGTTCTATATTGGCAGCTGTTCCTGTTCCAAGTTCTACACCAGAGGTGGCAAGTTTAACTCTAGTTTCACCTTCTAATTTTTTAAAATCTTTTTGAAACTGTGCAATATCAAATTCTGCTTTTTGTTCTATTTGATCTTTTTGACCCGAAAGAACTAATGCGTTTCTGTTTGCAACTGATTGATTAAATTTACCAATAGCTCCTTGTTGTTGATATTGAGCTACTCCCAATACAGATGTTGTTCCTATTGCTACTTTTGTTGCAGTTGATGCTGCTGCAAATGCTGTCATTAAAATATCCTCGCATATAAGTATTGATCTGAACCATCAAATCCCCAGTTTTTCATAAGACCTTCTCTTTCTAATCCTAACCATTCGGCAAATCTTATGCCTTCTTTAAAATCTTTTCTAATTCCACTTTGTACTCTTTTTATATTATGTTCCTTTGCAACTCTAGCAAAATCTTTTTTAATTGCTTTAGCAACTCCTAATGGATGATTCCACATTTCATTTGTAGCAATAACCCAACCTTCAGCAACTTGACCCCAGATAATTTTCATACCTGCTGCAAAGATAGGTTTATTATTTACAATACCTGTAAAAGCTAAATGATCTTGTTCTAAGTTTTGAGCATCACCCATAACTTTTATATATTCTGAATCAGCTTCTAAAATTTTATGATTCATTTGACAAGATAATATAAATCTTCCATGTTCTTTTGTATAAGGTGTTATATGCAATTTATTATCCATCATTTGTTATCAATCTTGGGTATAATGATAAAAGGGTTAAAGGCAAAGGTTGCGTTTGTCTTACCATCATAAAACCATCTGTATCATAGTTTCCTCTAAATTCTACTTGTTTATCTCCTGTGAATGGTGGAATACCTTGATCCATAAGATCAGCAGAAGTTCTAAATGGTATTCGTTCCATGTTGTTTAAATCTGGTCCTATTTCAACACCAACTGTTTCAAATAGTCTAGCAGTAACTTCGTATATTCTTTTAGTTTTACCTTGTGAAGTACCATCTTGTGAACCAGCATCTATTCTCATTGTTTTTAATATTGATGTATATTGTAAACCAACCTTAACATCTGTTGCAAATCTATCTAATGCTATTGTTCCATTGGCAGCTACAACTTTTGTAGGATGAGTTGCACCATCTGCTAATATGGAAACTGTTTGTCCAACTAAATGAGATAGACTACTTATACCATTAACAACTTGTTTTGTTATAGCTCCAGATATATGTGCTTTTGCTGTGCTAGAATCTGAACCTCTTGTACATCCTGTTAAATTAAGATTTGTTATTCCTGTATACGCAATAATCTCTCCACCTATTTTTATTTTACCAGCACTTACAAATCCTGCAACTGAAGCAACTGGAACAGTTGTAGCTGTAGTATTTATACCTGCAGTTAAAGTTGTTTTTGATTGAGTTAATCCTAATTGAGAATCTAAAAAATTAAATGTAGTATTGTCTGTTTGAGTAAAATCAAATGTATTTAAAAATTCTACATATCTTGTTGTTGCACCATTAATAGTTCTTTTTACAATTACAAATAATTCATACTCACTATTTTCAGTTGGAATTACTGCAACACTCTCAACTACTGCATTACCCGTTCCAAATGAACCACCTATAATATGTCTATGCCAAGCAACTACTTCTTGTTCTCTTTGGTAAGTTAAAGCAATTAATTGACCATCACCTCTAACACACCATATGATTGCTAAAGGTTCTTCTTGATATGCCATTTCTACAATATTACCTTCGGTAATGTGTTCGGCAAGTATAGTTAAATCTGGAGCAATATAACCATCTACATCAAAGTTATATGCTAGTTCTCTAATTTTTCTTTTAGCACGTTGCAAAAATAATGTTGCATTACCAACTGATATTGCATCTACATTTGCTGCACCATGATTAGATTGTTTTTTAATCATAATGTTAGTTGGTGTAACAGCATTATTATCTCCACCACCAGATACAACAAATTCACCACCTGCAGTACCTATAATTAAAGTTCTGGCTGATGACATAAATCTAATTGAGTTTACTTGATTTGATGCAATAGTATAAACCACAGCATCATCATCTGCTACAGTACCACCAATGTTTGCATCCATGTTTTCATAATCACCAGACTTAGAAAAATAAACTGTTTGCGGATTATTAATTGTACCAGCAAAAACTAATCTTTGTTCAAAGAAAGATACACAAGCTGGAAAACCAGTTGTTGTAGAAAATGCTCCTAATGACCAATCTGCATTAGCATTTCCATTTGCAAAAGCTGTAGTAATTGTAGCAACTACAACTGTTGTATTTGTTCTAGCTGTAATTATTCCATAACCAACACCTATTCTAATTTGTCTACCAACATCAGTTGTTAAAAATCCAGAACCACCATTAATACCTGTAATTGCAGATGCTGTTATAGTTCTTGATCCTACTGCCGCAGCAGATGGAGTTAAAGTTGTTGTACTTATATTTGTATCTAAGAATGGTCCATTAGTAAAACTAACTGCATCTAAAGACCATGATGTATGACCCGATCTTGATAATGTTCTAGTTTGATGTGATGGATGTGTGATGTACATAACATCTGCAGATTGAGCAAATTTTAAATCAAATATTTGTGCAGTAGTATAAGGTGTACTAATTTCATAAGGACTACCACTAGATTGTATTTGACCTTGGTTTCTATAAAATCTCATATAATTATTACCAAGTTCTAATATATAAGTTTGTTCAGTATTAAATTCAAAAGGTATAATTCTTGTGTTGTTAGCTGGAGTTTTTACTGATGCAACAAATTGAGTTCCGGGTCTACGAGCTGCTGCTCCATGAGGATAGATAACCATATTTTCTACAGTTGAACAACCTGCTGAATATTTTGCTAAATCATTTCTACCATCAAGTCTAGGTGATAATTCACCTGCTGTAAAATTGGTAAGTTGTGCAGCTACTCTAGCCATTATTAATATCTTGAGTTAATGAAAGTATCAGCACCAACAACATCTGTCATTCCATTATCTGGATTAACATTATAGCCTTCTGTTGAATCTACAAATCTAGCATCTCTTAATTTGTCTTGATATGATGCAATCATATTTTGTGAAGTAGTATTATTAGATGTAATTGCATAAGCAATATCTGCACCCAATGCTGAAGATAAAGTTTCTCTTAATAGTTCATCATATTGAGCAGGATCAGTAACTCTTGAAATATATAAAGTTTTCATAGTCTCACTATTAGATAAAATATTTCTTCCTTCTACTTTATGATTAGAATCATATTCTAATATTCTAAGTAACCTTAAACAATCACCGGGTAAACTATATTGAAATTTAAAACCCCATGCTGGAGTTGTAGTTGATTGTGGTAATTCTAATCTTACTTGTAAACAGTTCCAAGGGTGTGATCTAAATACTGCGTCTCTTACTTCTGAGTATCTTGAGTTACAAAGTCTAGCGTTTTTTGAATCTTCGTTTAATGAAAGTATTGTTGTAGCTCCCAGTTGATTTAATGCTCCATTACATATTCCTACTACTGATGCCATATTACTTCCTTATTATATATTTACGTCTGATTTGTCTATTACTTTTTAACGCAAAAATTTCTTCTGTTGTCTTTTCTTGTTTAGTGTCAAAACCATAATGATTCTTACCATCATTTTGAAATCTGTCTACCAATACATACCTGTAAATGTAATTGTCTTTTTTAAGATGTAATACAGGTTTTAAATCTTTAATTTGTTTCATGCACTCTAAGGGGTTTCCACTCTCGCTTCCACCCCTTAAAATTTTATTGATTAACTTACAACGTAAGTAATGACACCATCTACGTCATCACCAGCTGCTAGAGCAGCAACGCTTGTAATTTCAATTATAACTCCGTCATTACTATCAAATTTATGGTTACCACCAAGCAACTTAGTTGCAGCAGTATTACCTTCCATAGTTTGATAGCCAACAGTATCAACATTTAACCCATCAACCATACCATCTGGATCAGCAGCAACTGCTGTTCCTGATGTATCAGTATATGCTTGGTTTCCAATATCGATTGTTGCACTACTAGCAACAATGTTACAGTAAAATCTTGATAAACCACCTAAGATTTTAACTCTACCTGCTGGAAGTTTTCCTAGCACGATTTTTGAACCAGCATCACCAACGCCAGCTTGATCAAAAGAAAAAGCAAGTGTTCTTAATTTACCAGAATTGCTTCTTGCACCAGCTTTCACCAATGGAGTAGCTAATGTAGCAGCGTACTCAGTACTATTTTGTGTTGTTACAGCCATGATATATATCTCCTATTTTAGCTATTATTAGTTTGCAAGAACAGAAACAACTTTTGCTTCTTCCATTCTAGTTGCACCGATTGTTTGACAATAGTAAACTTGAGTAGCGTAAGATTTATCTGATCTTTCATCTATTCTAGCAGTTACATCTTTGCCAACTCCAAGCAATATACCATCTTCTGCGAAGGCAATACATTGAGTATTTCCGGCTGCGTTATCAACAAGTCTATTAGACACATGAAATTTGAATCCCATAAAAGAATCAATTTCTCCATGTACTAATGCTTTAACAGTATTAAAGTCACTTGAAGTAACAGTAGTACTATTTAACAGATCACTAATCTCAGTTGGAGACACAATAATATGTCTTTTAATTGAGGGATCAACATCACCAATATCTAGTCTAGCTTTTGCTAGTGCTAGTTTAGCTATGTTCATAGTGTTAGCTCCACCAGTACCTACTGCAGTAATGTTAGCTGGTAACATACCCACTGGTGTTCCACCAGCTACGCCTGTATTAGCTGTTCCTAGTGCTGCTGCGATAATAACATCATCTGTAGCTCTTCCCATTGCATATGCAGCGGCTTTTGCGTAAGATGAAGTTGGATCGATTAGCAATCTAACTTTGTCTTGTTGATCGATTAAATCAGCAAATTCATAATCTGCTAAAGCAACTCTTCTTCTTGAGTGAGGTGTATCGATTTGTGGTGTGTCAGAATGTCTACTGGCTTTGATTTGAGCTGTTACTTTACCAATTTGGTCAAAGTAAGCATCTTTACCAACTACAGATTCGTTTCTAACTGCATCTTTTAAAAGTGATCCCATTTGTTGAGATAACATTTGTATGTTTGCAGAATATTGTTCTACAAACGCTGTTGTTATTTGTGATGACATATTTGTCTCCTATTTATCATTATTGTTATTATAAAAAACAGAATAGTTCTCCATCAATAATGATAGGCAATTCTTGGATTTAAAGTCTTTTAGACTACAGTTCTATTCTCTGTCATCAATAAGGTTCTTACGAGTTATCTTATATTTAATTCCTTATAATATATTTTATTATATTACAAGGAATATAAATTATTAATCTTCTTTTGGTTGAGACATTTCTCTTAATGTATAAACCTGTTGAACCATTTTTGCGTGATCCGGATGTTTGTTATTCCAATAAGGTCCATCAATATTATTAGTAATAGCTGATATTTCTGATTGTAAATCTTTTATTGAATTTACACTTTCACTTTCAGTTGAAACTAATTTATCTTCTGAAAGCATACCAGCAATTTTTGCAAAGCCTTTTATTATTTCTGGATGATCACCAATCCTAGTACCATCTTGCATTTGTAAATCTAGTATTTCTGGATTCATATTTGCTTTTGCTAATGCACTAGCT